TTTCATTCCCGGTGCCGAGCAGCTTATCCAGCTCACCGGCGTCAAAGCCGAGGAGAGATAGGTCAAAGGACTGATCCTGCAGGTCAGATAATTCGACCGACAGCATTTCCTCATCCCAGCCTGCGTTCAGCGCCAGCTGATTGTCCGCGAGGATGTATGCACGCTTCTGAGCGTCCGTCAGGTTCTCGGCAAAGACGCAGGGCACGGTTTCATAGCCTTCTGCGCGGGCAGCTTCAATTCTGCCGTGGCCGACGAGGATGTTGTAATCCGCATCGATGACCGCAGGGCTCACAAAACCGAACTCGCGCAGGGACGAGCGCAGCTGAAGAATCTGTTCTTTACTATGTGTCCGGGCATTCCGGGCATAAGGCACCAGCTTATCTATAGGTACCTGTTCGAATCTTTGTGTATTCATTTACATTCCCTTTCTGGCTCTTAGAAGCCTCTCCATCACGTCGTCCTGTGGATTGAGGCCGCTGTATTCCGTAGCGCAGTTCTCTTTTACGATCTGGAAGATCTCGTTCCACAGGCGGCTTGCCTGATTCATGTAATTGATGCCGATATTGATGAAGGGAGAAGGGATAGGCTTCCCAGTCGTCGGATGTTTGCTCAGGTATCCGAGCCGAGTGGTCATATCTTCACACTGAATCCATCTTGCAGAGCACATCGCGTATCGCTCCAGAAGCTGAGGAGATACCGCCTTGGCTACGCCGATCTTGTCCAGCCATTCCCATGTTTCTCTGTAGATTTCACCGGCTTCCAGCGTGGTGCCATCGTGCTGCTTGGCAGATAGGAAGTCGTGCGGGGTCGGCATTTCCTCGCCTTCGACATCCGGGATGTCCAGCACGGTGAGATCCCTGCCGCCCGGATTTCCGTTTTCATATTTCTCACGGACGGGGCTTTTCTTACGTCCGGCACCGGGACGTCTGCCGCCGCGCCCGCCGGTGTTATTTGATTTTGTTGGCATGATTTTTCACCGCCTCCCTTATTACCCGTTTGATTTCGCTTTTTTTGCACGGAAGAGGGGGCGCCGTTTTCCGGGGCATTCGCCCGTAGAGATTTGACCCGCCCCTACCGGTCACAAAATTTCTCGCGCAAAAGAAAAGACCGCGAAGTTTATCAGCGGTCTCCTCGATCTCGATGTATCTTTTCATGACACGAACGACATAGACTCATGAGATTACTTTCGTCGTTCGTTCCTCCCTCGGAGAGAGGAATGATGTGGTGGACTTCCTCGACCGCCACGTAGCGTCCTTCCTTCAGGCACTGCTCACACAGCGGATGCTTGTGGACGTACCGATCACGGATTCGTTTCCAAGCCCTGCCGTACCTCTTGCCGGGAGAGTAGCCGCGCTGGAACTTCTCGTAGTGCTGTTCCATGATCTTGGCGTGCTCCTCGCAGTAGACACCGTCAGTCAGGTTCGGGCATCCGGGATAGCGGCACGGCCTCTTGGGTTTCCTTGGCATGGCCGCCGCCTCCTTCCTTGCATAACAAAAGCCCTGCAGGATCGCTCCCTCAAGGCTTCTTGGATTTTCGCTTTTCGCTATTGTAATACTATCATGTATGGGACTGTGCATTGTGTTGCAAAGTGTGGTAAAACGTGCAGGCTCAGATCTCAATCGGGTGCTCCGGCATCTGGACATGCTGCAGGGCGGAGCCGTGCCAGCGGTAGACAGTGGTGCGGTCGGCAAAGAGCTCGTTGCCAATCTGCTCCCATGTCATGTTATGAATGTACCGGTACTTCAAGACCATGCGCTCGTCGGTATCCGGAACCGTCTCGATGACTTCCCGGATCTGTTTCTTCAGGTCAGAGAGCAGAGCCAGCTCGTCAGCTACTTTATTCTCCAGTTCCCACAGGCGTTCCAGCGCACGGACGAACGGTGCGTCGGTATTCTTGGAAGTCTGCACACGGTCAACGTCGTAGCGAAGGCCGGACACGCTGCCTGCCATCTCCCGGAGGTTCTGGGCTTCCAGCGTATCGGACTTGATCCTCTGATCCAGCCGGTACGCCTGATGAAGATATTCTTTAACAGTCATAGGCGTTTCGCCTCCTCTCGTAATTTTTCTATTAAGTACTCGCCGTCCACGCTCGTGAGCTCCCGGTACCAGGGGGAGCGGAAGAAGCGCTCGCATTCCATCGCATCAGCCATTGCAGCTTTGTTCTGCGGTTTCTTCTTCAGGCGTTTCAGGGCATCCCGATAATCTTTGACAGCCTGAAGCACGATTGCATTGGCGAGGTTTTCATACGGGGTGGTCATTACACCACCTCAGCTTTGACCGCATCGATCAGAGCGGCCTGTGTCATTTCCTTCTTGGACAGCGCTTTCAAGATGCGCTCGTCGATGGTACCTTTCGTGATGATGTGCTGGATCACCACGGTTCCGGAGGTTTGTCCCTGCCGCCAGAGCCTTGCATTTGTCTGCTGGTATAATTCCAACGACCATGTGAGCCCGAACCAGACGAGAGTGGAACCGCCTGCCTGCAGGTTTAGGCCGTGTCCGGCTGAGGCAGGATGGATGACTGCTACAGGAATCTTTCCCGCATTCCAGTCAGCAATGTCGCGGCTTGTCTTGATCTCCCGGACATTGAAGCGATTCTTGATCCGGGCCAGATCGTGTCTGAACCAGTAGGCCACCAGAAGCGGCTTTTCATTTGCGGCCTCGATAATATCCTCCAAAGCGTCCAGCTTCCGGTCATGGAACTCCATGATCTCGCCGGTATCGGAATAAATGGCACCGTTCGCAAGTTGGGAGAGCTTCCCTGTCAGCGCGGCAGCATTGGCGGCGGTTATTTCGCCATCCGGCAGCTGCAGGATTAACTCCTGCTTTAAATTCTCATATCGGTCTCGCTCGGCTTCGGATAACTGGACTTCATATTGCGAAGTAACCAGTTCGGGCATCTTCAGGTGATCGGTCGACTTCATGGAAATCGTGATATCCGAGATTTTCCGGTAAATGGCGTCCTCTGCATAAGGCAGGGGCTTATAGGAGTAGATGATCTCGCCATTTCGCTTATCCGGCATGAAGTAGTTTGTCCGGTACTGGGTAATGAAGCGACCGAGCCGTGCTCCCATATCCAGCACCTTGAATTCTGCCCATAGATCCATAAGTCCGTTGGAAGAAGGGGTGCCGGTCAGGCCAATAATGCGACGGAGCCTCGGTCTTACCTTCATCAGCGATTTGAAGCGCTTTGACTTGTGGTTTTTGAAGGAAGAGAGCTCATCGATAATGACCATGTCATATTCGAACAGGAAACCGGACTCGTCGATCAGCCACTGCAGGTTTTCACGGTTGATAATGGTGATATCTGCATTCTGCATCAGAGCCGCACGGCGCTCCTTGGCTGTCCCGACTGCGACTGCATAAGTCAGACCCGTAAGGTGGCTCCATTTCTGGATTTCCGCAGGCCATGTATCTCTTGCTACTCGAAGCGGTGCCACGACCAGCACCCGGCTGACCTCGAAGCTGTCAAACAGGAGGTCGAACACGGCAGTCAGGCTGATGACCGTTTTTCCAAGACCCATGTCCAGCAGGACGGCCGCGACGGGATGCTTTTCGATATAGCGAATGGCATAAGCCTGATAATCATGTGGTATGAAGTTCATTCAGCATCCCTCCAATCTGTTCTGTGCTGTCGATAACGTAAACCTTGAATCCCAGCTTCCGAAGGAGCCGGTGTCTTGCCTCTTGAAGAGGGCGGGGTTTCTTTCCCGGCGCTTTGAGTTCGGCAAAAGCAATGATCCCTCCCGGAAGAAGGACAAGCCTGTCCGGCATCCCGTCAAAGCCGGGAGAGACAAACTTGGGTGCTATGCCACCCATTGATTTCACTGTATTTACAAGCTTTTTCTCGATCGTCTTCTCATCTATCTGCATCTCGAATCATCTCCTTTGACTGGACAAAGGGGACAAAAGGACAGCTTTTTCCTATATTTACCTACGCGCGTGTTCGCAGGTGCCTTTGTGGCTCCCTTATTCTGTTTTCCTGAATTAAATAAAGGGGAAAAGTTGTCCTTGTCCATGAGGTTGTCCATTTATTTCTCGCGTTCATAGAGCCGCTGACGGCCATAAAGCGGTTGACTGGATCTTTTAGTGGTGCGCTTCCAGCCATCGACCTGTGTCATAAGAGCGGCGATGGCATAGGAGTCGGAGGGCTTCAGATCAGCGATGTTTCTGCCAAAGCACTCACACCAGATTTCCGCATTGCTTACTTCCATGCGCTGCACGGTGCCGGAATTCGAAGTGATGTCGTCACCATCAAGGAAGTTGCGACGCTGATACAGATCCATTTCCGACCAGTTTTCCGGCAGGAGCTTTGACAGGTATTGTTCAACAAGACCCTGACGCTCGTCGGATTCCATAGCGCTGCGCTGGGCTTCTTCAGCTTCTTCAAGAAGGTCACCCTCGAGATACAGCTTTTCGCCTTGCTCGTAGTAATACTTGGCCTCCGCCCATATCTGGTCACGTACCTCGGACGTGATTTTCCACCTGACCGATTTCTCTGTCTGGCGGCACTTCACGATCCAGAAGCGGCGGTTCCCGGTGATATCACGGAGATATCCGTGCTCGCCATTAACCGTAGCGACCACGACACACTGCCTCGGGTGACTTTCGACCACCTTGCCGTAGCTGGGGCGGTACTTGTCGTCCGAGGTTGAAAGGAAGGATTTGACCTTCTCGATGTCGGCCTTCTTCATACCAGCCAGCTCGCCGATCTCGATGATCCAGAAGCCCTGCAGTTTCTCGGCACCGGACTTGTCGTCCATATCCGTAAGGGAAAGCGCGTCGGAGAAGTATTCATCACCAGCCAGTGCCTTCCACATGGTACTTTTGCCGATACCCTGAGCTCCGTCGAGAACGGGAACGGTATCGAACTTGGTGCCGGGATGGTAGATACGGGTCACGGCGGCCACTAAGGTCTTCCTTGTAACTGCCCGGACATATTTCGAGTCATCCGCCTGCAGGCACTTGATGAAGAGTTCATCGAGGCGCGGGGTCTGATCCCATTCCGGCAGGCTGTTCAGATAGTTCCTGACCGGATGGAAGCGGCGGTCATCAGCGACCTTGGTAAAGCTGACGTTGTGGTTTCTGTCGGAGAATGCGACATAGCGGACGTCGATCAGAGCCTTAAGCTGCGCTGTATCGGCATCGCGCCAGAATTTATTGTCTGCAGGGCGATCCCACGGAACTTCACCGGTAACCTGAATGCGGTTAGCCATCTCATTAAAAGCAAAGCCCGCGAAGTCCGGGTCATTGTTTAGGATCAGCATTTCATTCCATACGCTGTTCTGGAGAACAGTGCTACGGGACTGGTATTGTAGTTTGGCTTTCCAGTCATCACCGCCGTCTTCATCAGGAGAAGCAAAGTCCTCACCAGCCTGCGCCTGCTTCTCATTCAGCAGCAGGATCTTCACCTTGTCACAGCCGGAAGCAAAATCCATCATGGCCTTATAGGAAGGCATCTTTGAGGGCGTAGACTCGTCCAGCACATCCTTGTCGAGATCCCGGAAGCGGTGAATGCGTACCAGGTCAAAGGCATTACAGAGTTTTTTGCAGGCCGGGTCTGAAGAATGGTGTGAATACAGGAACTTGTCTCCATAGGAAACAGCTCCGGCAGGGCTGTCCGCCGGGATATAGTCATAGCGGCAGTCGTCGTCTGTCGGCGCATAGATATCAGAAAGAAGCTCCGGGATAACGGCCGAGATCGGATAAGCACGGCAGAAAGCACCGATGACTCCCGGCTTGGCAAGCGGATCAGCCTGCTTGCTGGCACCGTGGTCTTCCACGCAGGATTCACGGGAGGATACAGGCCATGTGCTGGAGTCCTGCCATGCATCATATTTGGCAAGATAGTCGTCCGGGTTCAGGGCGATGCCGTCTTTTTCTTTGAAAACATACTCACCGTTGACGGAAGTCGAAGGCCAGTACATCAGGCGGTTGGCTTCATAGGTGCTGTCATCGAACATGTCGATGCCGACTTCTTTTGCAAACATTCTGGCGACAGGCTCGTATTCGGCTTCGCTGATCTCACGGGAGAGCGGGATCACAAGACGCAGTCTCGGATTCTCCGGTGTATGCTTATGCGTGGAATGGCAGAGGCACTGGTACGACAGCTTGCTGATCGTGGTATCCCAGACATCCGGCTCGCCATAGTCCATATCGAGAGTCAGCATGGAGCGGCAGAGGACGTAGCCTTTCTTGCGGCGACCGTTACGAAGGTGCCCACCCACAAAACCGCCGATGTCCTTGATATCCGCCTGCTGGGCTTTGGACATCTTGCGGTATTCCTCGATGGTTTCGGTGGTGCGGACGGTGTTCTGGAATCTGGCCTTTAAGGCCTCCATCGTGGTATCGCCGTTTTTCCATTTCACAGCCTTGCGGCTGTTGGCGGTGGCGTATTTCATCAGTCATACACCTCCCGCGATTCCTCCTCGAGCACCTTGGTGATGAACTTCAGTGCGCGGATCATGGTCTCCAGTTCGCAGTCGCCGCCAAGGATGACCTCGACTTCGCTGCCGCCGTAGCGGTCAGAACGGGTCTGGATATTCATGTCCGTGGAGCCTTCATCCTTGATGCGGAAGTATGTGCGTCCGCCATGACCGGAATCGCCGCCCTGGTATCCGTTGGTACCGGCTTCGACCTCCAGAATGTTGCAGCTTACGACGTCGCGGGTATAAGTGGTGATCTCTGTGCCGTCACCGAGCGTTCTGCGGTTTTCTTTAACTTCATACATATCGTTAGTCCTCCTGACATTCTTCTGTGAAATAGCGCAAGCGGTAATCTTTCCACTTGGCGCGTTTGATTTCTGCTTCCATCCCGGCTGAGATGCGGCTTCCGAATACCCAGACCTCGGCACACTTGCTCATCAGGGCATTCCCGAAGAAAAGTCCGAGCTCTCGTTCCTGCTCGTCGTCATCGTTCAGAAACTGCGGATAAAGCAGATGTGGCGCGATGGGAATGTAGCCCTTGTCCACGGCAAACCTGCTATAGCGTCTTGCTGCAGCTACGTTCGCTTCCACATCGCCAGAGTAAGGCGAGCAGATGTAGACGATAGGCCGGAAAGCGCGAAGGGACTGTCTCTCATTAGCAAGAATCCGGGAGAGAGCTTCTCCTGCCGTAGGATCGGCATAGCCTTCACTGTTTCGATAATCGTTACTCACTGTGGAGTCCTCCTTTCCGGGCAGACATAGAAAAAGGCGTCCACCTCTAATTCCCACTGGAGATGAACGCCTGATTTGAGCGGATGATATTTAATCTTTTTTGTAGAAGGGGCAGGTGTAACCGTCGGCGCGGAGCTTTAAGCCGGGCGTCCAAGGCGGAGTCCTTCCCATCTGTTCACAGAGAGCGTCAAGCGACATTCGTGGATCAGCTTCAATGACCAGCTCATCATGGATGTGCATGACAATGGAGCAGCAGCGGAGCGTCTTCATGGCATAGCAGAGAATGTCGCGGGAGGTGGCCTGCACAATGTTTTCTACAAATTTCGGGCCATATGAGTCGAGCCGTTCCCATTTCTTCGTGGAGCCGACACCCTCATAGGTGATGCAGTCACCGCCGAACTTGTTCGTGCCGATCTTGGGTTTAACATAGGCGAGGTTCCTGCCGGACGGAAGCGTGATAAAGAGCATCCCGGATCTGCAGGAGAAGGTCAGCCCGTAGCAGCTGGTCGTCTGTTTATGCTTGACCGCCTGCATGACCGCCCGGTCGACATCCCACCAGAATTTCACGATGTGGGGATTCGTCTGCCGCCAAGCCTCGACCAGCGGAGGAAGCTCATCTTCTGACAAGCCCATCTCGATAGCACCCATTGCCTTGAGTGCACCGACCGAGCCGCCATAGCCGAGCGCGAGTTCTGCGATCTTGCCTTTCTGGCGAAGGTGACCGTTTACGCCGTGTTTCTCGACAGGAACGTGGAACATCTGAGATGCGCTGGCGCAATAAATGTCGCCACCGTTCTCGAAAACCTCCTGCCGCCATTGTTCACCGGCATACCATGCAATGACTCTGGCCTCGATGGCACTGAAGTCGGAAACATAGAACTGGTTCCCGTCAGCGGGGATAAATGCAGTCCGGATTAACTGGGAGAGCGTGTCCGGGACATCTTCATATAGTAGCTTTACGGATTCAAAGTCGCCGGACTTCACAAGAGCGCGGGCTTCGGCCAGATCCTCCAGATGGTTTTGCGGAAGGTTCTGCAACTGGATCAGCCTTCCTGCCCAGCGTCCGGTGCGGTTGGCTCCGTAAAACATGAACATGCCGCGAGCTCTGCCGTCATCGCAGACAGCACGTTCCATCGTCTGATATTTCCGGACGGAGGACTTGGCAAGCTGCTGACGAAGTTCCAGTACGGTCTGCAGCTCCGGCGGGGCGGTCTTTATGAGTTCGGCCACGACCTTCTTGCCAAGGCTGTCGGTTTCGAGACCGTTATCGGAAAGCCACTGCTTCATTTGCTGTACGCTGTTCGGGTTTTCGAGCTCGGTCAGTTCCTGCATGGCCGCAGTGAGTTCCTTTCGGGAACGGGAGTCCATGTCGATGGCTTCTTCCACCAGATCCATGTCCAGTCGGACGCCGCGATCATTGATCTCCTGGTCGATGTGGTATTCGTCCCAGACGAAGTCCGGAACCGGGTAATTCGTGAGACGCTGCTGAATCGCCATTTCGACTTCTACGTCTCTTTTGTTGTATTTCTTGAAGGTTGCCCACTTCTCAGAATCATCGGATGGCAGGTTACGGGTGCGATCGCCGTTGGCCTTCGTGGGAGCGCAGCGCACAGAGAAGTATTTGATGAGAGCCTTGCCCTCGTCCATCTTCTGATCTTCGAGCTTCAGCACCTGACCGACGCCTTTCAGGGAAAGCGGCAGTCCCATCGTAGCCGCCCAGACCATAGAGCACTTCCAGCCTTCCGGGTTCAGGAAGCGGGCGCACTCTGTTGAAAGCGGATGGTTATCATGGAAGGGGTCAAGACTGATACCGAGATCGGAAAGATACCGGGACAGGCAGACGCGTTCAAAATTTGCATTGAACGCCCACTTGGTAATGTCATCGTCGGTCAGGGCATCTATGATGTCCGCAGGGATTTCTTCTCCGCAGGCAAGATCAACGACCTGTACCTCGCTGCCATCGACCGCGTAGCCGAAGAGCAGGATCTCAAAGTTCGGAGATTCTGCGTACTTGTATACGCCGCATTTGTTCAGATCGATATCGGAAAACGTCTCGATATCTATGGATATGTTTTTCAATAGGATCACCTCAATTCAAACAGACGGCAGAGATTGCTCCCTGCCGCCTGCCGCTACTTTACTGTTCGAGAGATTTCATACGCTGCTCGTGGTACTCAACCTCGCGGGCGGCATGTTCTTTCTCGCGCTGGTTACGTTCCTCGGCATACTTGCGGTCGCGTTCAGCGGATTCCACCTCGCGCTTTTCACGCTTGCGGTCGTTGAGAAAACTCTGGATCGCCGTGATGAGGAAGACGATGCTGAATACCAGCCATGTAGCGATGAGGATAGTTACCAAGATTGTCTGAAGAGTTGTCATGGTCGCACCTCCCTTAGTTCAGGAAATCTTCGTCGTCATCAGTGGCGAAGTCGGACTCAGCACTTGCCTTGCCGCCAAGAGGCTCACCGTCACGCATCTTCTGCAGGTTGTTGAGCCCGCAGGCGATACCCTTGTTACCGGAAGAGTTGAAGGCATAGAAGGTGATGCTGGCTCTGCCGTACACACCGGAGTAAACCTCGGAGCGGGTCAGGATCGGGTTAAGATCGGCATCGACGATACCAGGAGCCGTGGTGGCGTTGGCATTCACGAAGTAGGCATTCTTATATGCCTCATCGTCAGGACGCTCTGCATCGCCGTCGCGGAGAGGGGTCTTCAGGACAGAGAGAGCAGGGACGGACTTGCCGTTGCCCTTGAGCTTGGCCTCGCCCTCCTTGTAGGCAGCTTCGATGGCAGCCTTGATCTTCTCGATTGTCTTGGTGTCGGACTTCGGAATGATGAGGCTCACGCTGTACTTGGGAGCACCGCCGTTGATGGACTTCGGCTCCCAGACGTTTGCATAGCTCCAGCGAGTGTCAACACCGGTGATAACCTTCATGGGATTTGTCATTTTCTTACTCATAATCTTTTTCCTCCATAAAATCATTTTTTGCTGTATTCATGGCCGGGCGCTTATCTGACTCCGGCACAAGTGTGGGTTTGCCCTGTGGCTTCTCGATGTAAGCCGTCAGGAGTTCATCGAAGCGGGACTTGCCGAGGAGCTTCTGCATGGCTGTGATGCCGAGCAGTTTTTTCTCATAAGGGTCAAAGCCCGCATTCTCGACCGCCTGAATGACTGCGGCCTCGTTGCCGTATTTCCTGTTGGAGCGGCCTTCGACTAACTTGAAGCCGTCCCATTCCTTACCGGAGAGCGCCTGCTGAAGGGCGTATTCCTTGATATCGGATGCCCAGCTCACAAGCTCGTCCACCTTGGAGAGGATGACCTCAACCTCGGTATCTGAAAGCAGCGGCGGGAGCTTAAAATCGTACTGCGCCAATTTCAGGTTAGCTTCGGCTCTGGCACGGCACTCGTTCTTGGCCTTGCAGAAGCCGCACCATTCACCGCAGAGGAAGTTCCCGTCTCCGGCGAAGGCAAGCTCCGCAGTGGGTTTCAGTACTTCGTCCGCCCAGCGGTACAGGTCATCTTTGCTGATCTCGTAGGTGCTGACGTTCTGGCGTCTCGGCTGGTAGATGGTCATGCTGACCTTTTCGATGTCGTAGATATCATCGAAGAGCTCCAAGGCACCGAGGGCGTAGCATTCCATCTGCGGATTCTCGTCTGCTGATACCAGAACGCCTAAGCCATGCTTGTAGTCGATCACCCGGAGCGTACCGTCCGCAATGATGATGCAGTCGGCGGTTCCGAAGCCCTGTTCTACCCAGCGGGAGAAGTCCACTCGCTGCTCAATCAGGACAACCGGATCAGCGCAGGTCTTCTTTGCGGCCTCGACCTGTTCCAGCACGTATTCGGCATAGCCGGTGGTGCAGTCCTCCATCTCTTCGGAATACCAGGAGAGGTTTTCGGTCGGGTCTTCTGCCGGGAGCCCAAGCGCTTTTTTTAGCTTGTACTCGGCAAGCGAGTGGGCGTCGGTGCCTTCAGCAGCGTAGTCACTTCCTTTATCCTCATAGGATTCAGAGAGCCTTGCGGAAGGCGGGCAGTGGAGCCAGCGGTCAGAGCTTGATGCGGAGAGGATCGCGTGCTGTTTAGCTGCCATTTCCGATTACCTCCGCGTCCTTGAGCAGGGCTTCGTAGTTTGCCGGATCTACGGCAGAGAGCCTTGCGGCTCCGTATTTCTGGAGCAGTTCTCTGACTTCTGCGGTATGGCCTGCGCGGGAGAGGTTAGCGAGAACCGGCCTCACATCCTCAAGCTTCAGTTCAGGTTTTTCATCCTTCTTGGCAGCACTTTTAGAACTCTGCTGCTTAGATTCATCCTGACCAGAAAACTGCTGTGCCAGCCATTCGGCTGCGTCGTTAATAGCAGCAGCGGCTCTGTGCAGGTCTTCTATGGTCTGTGCCATATCTGCCATCTTTGACATTTGTTTTTCCTCCTTCCTCGGATTTGCTGGTTGCGGCAAGAATTGAGAGGTTTCTTGCCAGTCGGGCGGATACGTGGCTGATGGAGTTCAGAAGTTTGATCTCCTCGTTGACGTTCCCGCCAGTGTTTGCGTAACTGCGGTACATACTGTTCACCTCGCTTTCTGAAGGCGTTTCTCTCTGTCCTTCAAGTTCCACTGGAGATGAGCAGTCATTTTGAGCGGAGGAAAAATAAAAAAACTTCCGACCGCCATCCTGAAGTGGGACAGTGGCCGGAAATGCTGTGGTTCGTGGTATGGGATATTACTTGCCGTCTCTGATTCTTCTTAAATCAGTACGGTATTTTTTCATCTGATCCGCGAAGGTCTTCTGCGGACGACCGAGTTCTCTTGCGATGGCTCTGTCGGAGATGCCTTCCGGGTGATCCTGCCAAAGCTGGATAATGGTATCCGCTTCGGGATCAAGTTCACGGAGACGAGCGAAGAGCTGCTCAAGAAGCTGACGGTCAGCAATCACATCTTCCATAGAAGGACTCTCGTCCGGGATGTAATCGTACATGCTGCCGTTGCCGTCCGGGTTAGGCACATCCAGAGAAAGGGTGTCACCCGCCGCGTGATACTCGCAGCCGACGCAATCGCCGTCACACTTCCAGATGAAGCGGTAAGGGCACATGCATCTGCCGTGGTTCTGTTCCTTGTCACGGATGCGGGACGCTTCTCTATAGAAGGAATCGTGCTGCTCCTTTGTGACCGGAACCTTCTCACCGGTGCTACGGATGTAGATGAAATACTGCTTTACTTCTTTTGACATAAATTTTTCCTCCTGTGATTTGCTGTTTGTGAGCAATCGCAGGGGGAAAATTCATAGGTCGTTCATCGTTTGTCAGTATTTGCAGATTGATTTTTACTGACTATTTCGATATAATAGGAATTAGTGGGAAACACTTGGAATTACCACGAACCACGGAACCTATATATCGAGCCGATGCCAGAAGCCAATTAGCCCCTGTGACTACTTCACAAGAGCCATCCAATCGTTCGGTAGGTCGGCTGCTATAGTTCGTAAGGTTCTTAAGGTTCGACTTGAAAATTTGGAGAGAAAAACAGTGACAACAGATGAAAAACCACGGCTTTGTGGCGGCACCTTCTTTGTCCTGGTTCTTCAGGCACTGAAGCAGCGTGTCAAAGCGAGGCAGCATTATAAGGGCGAGAGGGATGGCCTCTCAGATCCGGAAGTCTTGATGGGGCTGATCAAAGTGATCAATCCTGAGTATCAGGAACCGAGAGAAGGAGCCCTTAAGGGAAAGACAAACGACTTTAAGTCATGCAAAACATCAACCGGACAGTATTTACCGTTCGGTGACACACCTGAAATAGATACTTTTGATAAGCGCGTGAGGGAGAGATTCCCGGATGCGCTTAATGCCATGTCTATTTTTGTGGACGATTTCCTTGAAACAGGCACAGAGGTTCAGAAGGACGTCCGCCTTGTAAAAGCACTTCTTGATCTGATTCAGCAGGATGACAGTATTGGTAAAGATGAAGAATTCTATGTCAGTGAAGATGGAGGCAAAATAAAAAAGGCCGCACTGGGCGGTCTTCGAAAAGTGTGCCTTCCAGCATTTCTGCTTGGAGTTTGGCATTATGTAGTTGTGTACAGAAAAGACAATAGCGTAGGACGCAGCACCTATGATGAGTGGTGCCCTGAGAATGGGCGGGCTCCAAGAACGTACACCGGTGGTATGGGCAGAAACATCACTTCCGAAATGGATGTATACACTCTTAAATGCGAAAGGTCAGGAAAAACCTCTACCAGTGAGAAAGACGAGGATCAGGTGTTTGACTTCGGAGATGAAGACCAAGAAGATGAAACATTTGATTTCGGAGATGAAGACAAAGAGAAGACGACTCCTCCTACCACACAGAATATTTACAATCCGCTGATTATTCAGCAATCAGGCGCTGGTAGTACAGTCATCCCTAACTACGGAACTATTAACCTTGATCTTGGCAAACGAGGAGGTGGTTCCAATGAGTGATGAAATCCAAGTAATATCTGCAGCAAAGCTTCCGGCAAACGGTCAGCCTCAGTATATTCAGGGTGGAAACGATGCAGTGATGATTCCGAACTATGGAACCATCAACATGCAGGTTACACAGCAGATGGCTGCAATGCCTTATTTCGGAGGAAATTTCTATATTCCGCCGAAGGTTGATCGGGAGTATTACAACATATTTGTCCTTGGCGGAGAAGAGTTCGACAGACCTTATGTCAAGATACCGCGTAATCGTTCCCTGAACGAGTGCATGACAAAAGAGACGATGGACAAATTTGCTCCGATGACTGAGGAGAACAGAGCCCAGATAAAAACAATGCCTTCGCTTTTTATGGCAGAAAATAGTCAATATGGTAAAGCTGATGAGAGTCAAAAAGTGATCTACGGGTTTGTGCCCGATATAAAGATATACGATAACTATGTGAAGGCTTATTACTGCGGTTACAAATTGGATGTTCCACAGTGGAGGCTGAATGAGCTTCTCGAAGAGCTCCAGCTTGTAGGCGACGATAAGCTGAATGAAATGAACAGGACTCATTGGGCGATCAAACGTTGTGACCTGATACAGGAACTGCTTGAGGCCGGAGTCCAGATACCTGTATTTAGCACTGGTGATTCACACTGAGATGATGGAGGAAACCATGAGTAACGAAATAGAAAACACTACATCAGAAGCAATGCCAGAAAAATGGGTAAACCTTGAAGATATTGCAGATCATCTTAGCGTCAGCACTGATACAGTCAGGAACTGGATCAAGGACGGCAAGCTGCCGTTCTACAAGGCTGGCAAGCGATATAAATTCAAGATTTCTGAAGTGGATGCGTGGCTCCGGGACGGAAAAATCTCGGATTGACCGATTGAGCCCAATTAGATGAAAGGAGGCGACATAGTATGACTGACAAGATGACGTCTTTAATAAAACTGATAAAACTTGATACTGCCACCTTTCATGGAGAGACGGTAGATCCGACATATGTAAATTTCTTTTTCGGAAAGAATGGAGCTGGCAAGAGCACACTTGCTAACGCATTTAGGCACCCGGAGTGCCTTGACTGGGCGACAGGCGTCAACCCAGCGGATTATACAATCCTTGTCTACGATCAGGATTTCATAACACGAAATCTCGCAGACTATGGAGACTTGAAAGGCGTATTCACATTAAGCGAAGAAAATGCTGAGACCAGAAAACAGATCGATGATAAGACGGAAGAAAGAAAAACCGTAGTTGCCGACGGGAAGCAGGCCGCCGAAGATCGTGATAAGAAAAGCGGCGAGTTGAAGCCTCTTCGAGATGCATTCGAAACTACGTGTTGGAACACGACTGATGACCTTAGAAAGAGTTTTGATCAGACTCAGAACGGGAAGAAAAAGAAGCTGCAGTTCGCAGATGAGGTTTTATCCGGCCATCATGCCGCTGTTGAGCATAAGAAAGAGGACATCCAGAAACTATACGATATCGCTTATGATCCGGATGCCCGAAAGTATCCGTTATTTAAGAAGTCGACGGATCTTGAAGGCGAATATGACCTTTCCGGAGCCAGCTACCTTGGCGAAGAAGTTACAAGCCGTAGTGAAACGCAATTTGCAAAATTCATGAAGGCGCTGAATGCTACGGAGTGGGTTAAGAAAGGTCATGCAGACTATGTTGGCCACACTGAAGGAAAGTGTCCATTCTGCCAAGGAAAGCTGCCAGAGACCTTTGAAACAGATATAGCACAGGCTTTTGATGAGGGCTACCAGAAAGCACTTGATGCGTTGGAAACACTGGAGACGGAATACACTGCAAAGATGGCAGCGATGATAGAGCTGTTTAATAATAATCTCTCAGTTGTATTTCCAAAGGTGGAGACGGCAGATTATGAAAAGCTGGTTGCTCAGCTCGAAACTCTTATTACTGAAAACGAGCAGCTGATAGCTAAGAAGCGCACAACTCCGGGTGAGCTGGTTGAGTTAAAGGATACAGATACCATTATTGCAGAGCTTGACGATGCGATTACCGAGATTAACAAAACTATTCAGGGCAACAACGAAATAGTTGACACAAAACCTGATAAGCAACTGGAATGCTTCAACATGGTGTGGGAGGAGATCGCCTTCCTGCTAAAAGATGATGTTGCGGCTTATAAAAAGAGCAAGGCAGATATTGAAGCGGAAGCAAAGAGACTGGATGGTAGGGTCAAAACACTTCAGGGAGAGTATAGAAAGCTATCCGGCGAGATCAACACGCTCAATGCCAGTGTGATAAATACAGCTGCCACGGTTGATAGCATCAATGCACATCTGAAAGATTCAGGATTTGAGGGCTTTACTCTTCATGAAAAAGAGGGCGTGAAAGGAACCTATGAGGTTATTCGTGAAGACGGACGGGTGGCTGATCACCTCAGCGAAGGTGAGAGAAACTTCATTGCGTTCCTATACTTTTATCACGTTGTACGAGGAAGCCAATCAGAGACGGATTCTGGGAAGGATAAGATTGTAATTATAGACGATCCTGTTTCCAGCATGGACTCCAGTGCCCTGTTCATAGTAAGCGCTCTTGTGCGTGAAATGATCGGGGTTTGCAGCAATAACGTAAGCGGCGCAGCCGTCAGAGGGAACGGTACTGAATACGAAGGAAAGTATATCCAGCAGCTGTTTATACTGACGCATAATGCTTTCTTCCACAGGGAGATCACGTATAACCAGGTGAGCCATTACCGGTATGTTTCCTTCTTTAAGGTAAACAAGAAGAATAACGTATCGACAGTAGAAAAATGTGTCAAAGAGGCCACTAAGGTTTCTGAGAAAGACCGGAATTACAACCCGGTACAGAATTCCTATAATGCGCTTTGGCGTGAGTACGAGACACTGGATTCCCCGATCCCGTTGATGAACGTGATCAGGAGGATTCTTGAATATTACTTCATCCAGCTATGTGCAGTCGATAACAATGTGTTGAGCACGACCGTTCTGGAAGCTGTTAAGAAAAAAATAACTGAAGACGCTGGTGGCGGAGTTCCAGATTATACAAAGTATCATCTGGCGCAGGCGATGCTCTCTTACATCAACAGGTCGGATGCATTTAATGATGGCATGCATTTTGTGGATGAGAGTATAGACTGTGATCAGTACAGGGATGTGTTCCGCACGATATTTGACGTGATGGGGCACGGGCAACACTTTAAGAGAATGATATCTGAAGCGGATTGAGTCCATATTATAGGACACCCGTTTTGATAGGATAGAATTGGAAGGATAGGATGGCCTATGGCAAAACAAGTAAAATCTCGGCAACGAGTCGCGGATCACGGTGAAGTATTTACTGCTGAGCGCGAAGTGAACGCGATGCTGAATATGGTGAAACCAGAGACGGAGAGGGTTGACAGTCGGTTTCTGGAACCAGCCTGTGGCGATGGTAATTTTCTTAGCGAAATTCTTCGTAGGAAGCTGGAAGCAGCCAAAAAAAGAGCCATACCGCCAAGAAGGAAAAAACCTCTACCTCTTGAATTTGAGAAGCAATCGGTAATAGCGGTAGCCAGTATATATGGAGTTGATCTTCTCATTGATAATGTTATTACATGCCGGAATCGATTGTATGAGATCTGGGACAAGGAATATACAGAAATATGCAAGAAAGAAGTCAATGAAGACTGTCAAGAAGCAGTGAGATTTATTCTTAGTAGAAATATTGTGTGCGGCAATGCCCTCAGTATGAAAGAGGTCGATGAAAACGGAAATGATACAGCTGAGCCGATTGTTTTTTCAGAGTGGGCGTTTGTAACCGGAAATAATATGCAGCGGAAGGACTACCGATTCGACAAACTGCTTGCTGGAGAGTATGAGCCCGATCCGGGCGCTAAAAAAAAGAAGAGAAAAAGTGTAGAAAACGAAGTCGGACAGATGAATTTGCTCGACTTCCTACCAGAAGAAAAACCGAGTGATGAAGGAGAGTTCTTGACCTCCTACATTGCAAATTATAGGAGGGTGCAAGATCATGGCGAATAATTTGTTTAACACAATTTACAATCCGGACGTTCTGTCATGCATAGCAAATCTGTCAAACGATGAGGTCTTCACGCCTCCAGAAGTTGCAAATGCTATGTTAGACATGCTTCCGCAGGAATTGTTTGAAGATCCAAATGCAACATTTCTTGATCCTGGTTGTAAAAGCGGAGTTTTTCTTAGAGAAATTGCTAAGCGGCTGCTTAAAGGACTGGAACCTCTTTATCCAGATCTTCAGGAGCGAACAGATCATATTTTTAAGAAGCAGCTTTATGGAATCTCAATTACAGAGCTTACAGCGCTTCTGTCAAGAAGAAGCTTGTACTGCTCAAAAACTGCAAATGGGAATTATGCAGTAACCCATTTTGACACAGTTGATGGGAATATTCGATTTAAAATAATACAGCATCGGTTTCAGAATGGAAGATGTGTATTCTGCGGTGCATCAGAGTCGGAATACGGCAAAGAAAAGCGCGGAGATGATCTTGAAACTCATGCTTATGAGCTTATTCACACAACGCATCCGGAGGAAATATTCAAAATGAAATTTGATGTAATAATTGGAAACCCGCCTTATCAGCTTAGTGATAGCGGAAATGGAAAAAGTGCAAAACCTATTTATCAACATTTTGTAGAGCAGGCAAAGAAATTAAACCCTCGCTATTTGACAATGATCATTCCTTCAAGATGGTTTACCGGAGGAAAGGGACTAAATGAGTTTAGGCAGGAAATGTTATCAGATAGACGCATCCGAAAGTTGGTAGATTATGAGAATTTTAAGGATGTATTTCCGGGCGTGGATTTGGCGGGAGGTGCCTGCTATTTCCTTTGGGATAGAGATAATAAAGGCGCTTGTGAAGTAACAAATTTCAATCCGGATAGGCCATCAGTCGCTGTGAGATATCTCGATGAATACGATACTTTTATTCGGCAGAATCTTTCGGTAGATATAGTGAAAAAGGTTACGTCAAAATACAAATCATTTCTGAATGATCGGGTTTCTTCTCGTAAGCCATTTGGTTTACCAACAAATTATGATCCTCAAGAAAAGGGAGTGCCTTGCTGGTTCATTCAGAGAATAGGATTGAAATATGCAAGAAGAGAAGATGTAGATGATAGCAGAGGCTATCTTGATAAATGGAAGCTATTGGCACCTAAGGCACCAATAGCGGGTCAGACTGATTTCACAAAGCCGGTAGGTTTCTACTATGAAGGAAACACACGCATTGCTAAGCCCGGCGAGTGCTGTACAGAATCATTTATCGTTTTGGGTGCTTTTGATAGCGAAAATGAAGTTTTGTCATATCGATCATATATCTTTACAAAGTTAGTTCGCTTCCTTTTGCTTCAAACGGTGGTATCTCAGGATGTAACAAAGAAAAATTATTGCTTCGTTCCTGATCTTGGTACTTATACGGGCGAATACACAGACGAGATGCTGAAAAAAATGTGGTCGATTTCCAATGAAGAATGGGAATATATAGATTCAAGAATTTCTGCGGTAGGTGGCGATGAGTGAGGTGAGCAACATGGCAGAACATTGGATTATTCCATGCAGTGTTAAAGTATATGACATTATTGAGCATTTTAAGAAGCAAAATCTTGTCGTATGGAAGAACTCATTCACGATTCGTAAGGGTGATATTGCTTATATCTATATTGGGAGCCCGCATAGCGAAATAAAGTTCAAATGCGAGGTCGTGAGTGATTCAGTGGATGAGAAATTACTATCGGAAAATGAATATGCTATTCCAGCTAAAAAATCGAATAACTATTTTTCAAAAAAGGAAAAGTATATTCAGATGAAACTGATAACTGAATATCCTAATGGAACTTTTAAACTTGAAGATCTACGTGAGCATGGGCTTGGTCAGGTTCAGATACAAGCAAGAACGGATAGACGCTTACAACAGTATATAAATGAAAAAGAGTCCGAAATATTTGATAAAGAGGAGGTGACGACAAATGCCTGATATGGTGTTTTTCCCTCAGAGACCTGATTCTCATCCATCAATTTATGTTTATGAATTTGAAGGCGTAGCTTCACACAAAGGCTACGTTAAGGTCGGCTATACTGAGCGCGATGTTGAGACTCGTGTGAAAGAGCAAGTGCATACTGCGGCTGTTCCATATCGCATTCTGGCTTATTGGTCAGCCATGAAAAATGATGGCAGCTGTTTTACGGATCATGATGTACATGATCAACTAAAAAAAAGAGGATTTAAACAATTAAATGCTGGGGAAGATAGAAATGAATGGTTCCGTTGCAGTGTAAACGATGTTAAGGCCGCTGTCACTGCAATTAAGACTGGAACTGAAAATATTGAAAATCGTACACAGACATTTAAAATGCGTCCCGAGCAAGAAGATGCTGTGAATCGTACAATGGCCTACTATAAATCCGCTTACGAGGAAAATAGCGGGCGTACACCGAAGTTCCTTTGGAATGCAAAGATGCGTTTTGGAAAAACTTTTGCTTCTTATGAACTTGCTAAGAAGATGGGGTTTAAACGCGTTTTGATTCTGACATTTAAGCCTGCTGTACAGACAGCTTGGAGAGAGGATCTGATGAGCCATGTTGACTTTGAAGGTTGGCAGTTTATTACGCGCCCGGAGAAGATTGGTGGTAAGTCAACAGATCAGCAGTACAAAGAAGCAGATAAGGATAGACCTATCGTTTGCTTTGGTTCATTTCAAGATTTTCTTGGAGTAAATAAGGAAACCGGCGGAATTAAGGCAAATAACGAATGGGTGCATTCTACGAACTGGGATCTTGTTATTTTTGATGAGTATCATTTTGGCGCATGGAAAGATAATGCTAAGAAACTCTTTGAACAGGACGAAGAAGATTCATATGACGAAGACCTTAGTACCTATGATGCAGGTAACGCATACGATGAGACTTGGCTGCCAATCACTACAACATACTATCTTTTTCTGTCAGGTACACCGTTTCGTGCACTGAATTCTGGCGAATTCATCGAAGAACAGATATATAACTGGACATATTCTGATGAACAGCGAGCAAAGGCAAACTGGTCTGGTGAAGGTGAAAATCCATATGCTGCTTTGCCTCGGATGGTCATGATGACGTATAAAATACCGGAGAGTATCCAGCAAATTGCTAAGCAGGGTGAGTTTGATGAGTTTGATCTTAATGTATTCTTTTCCGCAGAAGGTAAAGGAAAAGATGCTCACTTTGTATTCGAGGATTATGTCCAGAAATGGCTCGATCTGATACGTGGCTCATATTTGGAGACTTCCGTTGATGAACTGAAGCTCGGTGCTGAAAAACCGCCTATGCCTTATTCAGACACCAGACTTCTTAATGTCTTATCACACACGCTTTGGTTCTTACCTAATGTGGCGTCTTGTCAAGCAATGGCTAATTTACTTGCTCAGAAGCAAAATGCTTTTTATCACGATTATAAGGTGAATGTTTGTGCGGGTACTGCAGCTGGTATTGGTGTAGCCGCACTGGAACCAGTTCGTCGTTCAATGGAAGATCCTTTAAACTCGAAAACAATCACGCTTTCATGTGGTAAGCTAACGACCGGTGTTACCATCAGGCCTTGGACGGGTGTTTTTATGCTACGTAACCTGTCAAGTCCAGAGACTTATTTCCAGACAGCATTCCGTGTACAAAGTCCGTGGGAAGTGATGACGGATAAAGGGAAAAAAGAGATTATTAAAAATGAATGCTATGTATTCGATTTTGCTCTGGATCGTGCCCTTCGTCAGATATCCGATTATAGTTGCCGACTGAATGTTGCAGAAAGCAATCCCGAAAAGAAAGTCGGAGAATTCATTAGTTTCTTGCCGGTATTGGCGTATGACGGAAGCGCTATGCGACAGGTCAATGCAGCAGAAATTCTTGATATCGCTATGGCAGGTACCTCCGCTACTCTTCTTGCGAAACGTTGGGAAAGCGCGCTTCTGGTTAACGTAGATAATGATACCCTTTCACGACTTCTTGCCAGCCCGGAGGCAATGGATGCCTTGATGCGCATTGAGGGATTCCGTAGCTTGAATGCTGATATTGAGACAATCATTAATAAGTCTAATGCAGTAAAGAAAGCCAAAAAGGAAGGCAAGGAATTAACAAAGAAAGAAAAGAAAGAGCTTACTGAGGCTGAAAAGGAATATAAGTCAAAACGTAAGATGATTCAGGAAAAGCTGATCAAGTTTGCTACCCGAGTGCCTGTGTTCATGTATCTGACCGACTATCGAGAGTACAGCTTGCAGGACGTCATTACACAGTTAGAGCCCGATCTGTTTAAGAAAGTCACTGGATTGGATGTAAAGGATTTTGAGCTGCTGGTTTCGTTAAATGTATTCAATGAAGCACTAATGAACGATGCCGTATACAAGTTCAAACGTTATGAAGATGCAAGCTTGATTTATACCGGAATCGATAGACATACGGGTGAGAATGTTGGTTTGTATAGCACTGTTATTTCTCGTGCCGATTATGATGCTATGGCCGGACAGCTTTCGTCTTCCATGCAGGCAGAATCGCCAAGGGATGACGACGTTCCAGAGAGACCAATTTTTACTAATATTAGCAGTTACTTGGATGATGAAGATGAAGACGAGGACGATGAGCCTGTATTAAAAGTTGCCGAGAAACCGGCAAAGTATGAGGCGAAGAGAACATCGATAGCTCAGCCGTCAAAACCGTCCTATTCAAGCGGATCAACTTATCATCCGGCTTATGTACCTCCGACACCGGTATCAATGCCAGCTAAGAAAGCCGTCATTAAGGTTGATACCAGCAAGATCAAAGCTGGAACGATTGTCTCTCATAAGGCATTTGGCGAGGGTCATGTGATAGGAATTGATGGCGCTATTGTCGTTGTTAAGTTTGCTGGCCTTGGTAATAAAGAGAAAAGATTTCAGTTCCCGGGAGCTTTTGAGCAGGGCTTCCTGAAAGTTGAAGAATAGATTGGAGGGGTAAGACGTGAGCGACACCTTCGTAAAACTAAAGACGATAGCTGATTTACAGAACGAATCAGCAAAATTCTTTCTTAAAGAACAGGATTACGTTTTTACATCCCGCCTATTTAAGGATGGTTTCCAACATGTGTATGGAATAGATTCTGAAAAATCAGTATTGAGCATAGATGCATTTAGAAAGCTTAATAAACTTCTTAATGTCCTTTCAAAACGCCAAGAACAGACAGGTTCAATCTCATTTGCTACTGGTGATGAATACGATAAAACTTATCTTGAAGAGACGCGATCCTTCCTTCGATTGATTGGAACTTCTGATGCCCGCGCCCTTACTAACGAGGAACAGGTTGTCCTGTATGCTGAGTATGCCTTTCTGATTAAGTACGCAAATGATGATGATACTTTTACTAAAGAAGTTGAACTGAATAGGTGGCTTCGTTTGGTTTCAAATCTTGTAAAGCCTACGCTGAACCTGCAGCTGGATATATTCTTCAATATGATTCGATCTGTAAACCGGTTGATAGAAGAAGGAGAAGCTCTGAAATGCGATGATTATATGAGCAGACTTCTTCGTCGCAATTATAGACAGAGCGCAATGTCAGTGTTTACTGAAACGCAGGTTGTTGAGGAATCAATAAAGTCGATTCTAATGAGTATAGATCCCGAGTGGAAAAAGGCTGTGGCTGAATCAGAAAATACTTTCATGGATGGACAGACCGGAGCACTGCTTTCATTTTCTGGACTTACAGAGGAATACGGTAGACAGATTTCGGAATTCGAAGAACAGAATAAAGATGCAGTCGTACTGCCCGAGGGCGCTCAGATTCTTGCAGGAACCGACAGTAGCAGTGACTATTATACAGCGTTTATTACCTATCTTAAGAAATTCGTTTTGCTGTTTGATACAGATGGCGTGCGCAGTGAAATCGAGGATCAGGCATTATTCAGAAGGGCGCTATTATGTTACGGTGGCAAGTATAGTCCTAGATTCTACGTGCAATCTACTCATATAACCCTTTAAGCAAGTATTTATAATCGTTAAGCCAAAACCATTCTTTCACCCAATGGGTGAAAGAAAATTGCAGCAAATTAACATCTATTTGTATGT